AATTGAGCAAGTGCTATACATGCTTCCGCTTCTTCTCTATTGGGGAAAACATTTCTATTACCTTCTATAGCAAGTACTTTATCATGTGTCTCATTAATTTCTTTAATCTCACTTTCACCATTTACAAAGAATCCTTTTATAAATTTTAAGTCACACCAATTTTTAGGTAGTTCGTTTTCAACCTTCTTAAAAACTATCTTCTCAAAAGTTGATTTTTCTCTGTCAATTTCGTAGCCCTCTGGCACCTGAATTTTAAATTCTTTTGTTTCCATTATTTCCATTGTTTTTTACTTCTTATATTTTAAATTCCTAATAAACTCCTCTAACAAGTCAAACTGCTTGCCATTGAGTTGAGGCATAATTTTCACGATGTTTTCCATTTTCTTCTCTAACATTTGTCTTTCTAAATCTCTTTCTTCGTTTGTTACTACAATGGAATACAAATCATTATTCAAGAAAATAACAGCCTCTCTAATATCCTCAATAAAAGGATACCCCTTTAATATATCCATTTCATCCAGTGCGTCTATCAGCTCTACTTGCAAGGCTACCGTGCAGTAGAACTGCTCCATAATGGATTTTACTTTTACATGCTCTTCAATGGTAAGGCTTTCAATTCTTCTTGTTCTTACTTTCTTTTCGTATTTGGCTTCTTTTTTCAAGAGCTTTTTATGATATTCCGTAAGGTGTTGTCCTGCTATGTTCATTTGCTATTCTTTTATGGTTTAATGTGTTGTGTTCTTGTTTTGTTTTTATCTCTTTCTTGAATTGCTTGTAAGGGTCTTTCGCTTTGCAGTTGCATAGGAACAGCACCAGCACTATTAACTTTACTATTTTCATATTGCTCTAATTTTTCGGTTAATTCTTCTATCTGATTTCCCAGCATCTTAACATCAAGACGCCACGCTATAATCACGATGATTATGGAAAAAATCAACATTGTTGTTATTACTATCATTTCTTATATGCTAACATTTCTACTGTTTTGTTTAAAACAGGATGGTAATTCACTAATTTAAAATCTTCGTATTTCACGGATTTAATGAACTCCGCAAAAGGCTTATCTAATCCCCAGTTTGAGTAATCTATTTGTATTTCGTGAGCTTTATCTTCGGCTGTTACCTCGCTCACTTCTTTTGCTAATTCATATTGGTTATCATAGAGATGAACATTTCTTAAATCTCCCTCAAGGGCTGTGAACTTATGTCCTGACCAAATCTCGAGGATTTTACCCATTAAGAAATAAAACACGATGTTCATTGGTAAGCCGAGTAAGGTATCCACCGAACGTTGAGACCATTTAAGCATAAACCCATCGTCTTCTTTAATTAACTGATAGAGAAAGTGACAAGGTCTTAAACTCATATCGTTAAGACTATCCAATTGCCAACTATCAATGATTAAATCCGTTCTGTAAGGGTTTTCCTTAAAGTTATCAAAGACTTCGTATTGTCGAGCGTATTGGTGTCCGTAAATCTTACCTAATGAAAACTTATCATCTGCTTCTATTTCAGGATTATTTTTCAATAACTGAAGATACTCGCTGGATATGTTTTGGTAATTACAGAAATCTGAATCCCAAAAGTTCACTTTTGCTTTCCAATAATCCCTAATGTCTGTTGAACCTTTCAAGAATAATAATAGTTCAGCCACAGCACCTTTGAAATAAACTTTTCTTAAAGATATTACAGGATTGTCTTTCGAAAACAAGAAGAAATCCGCGGTTGGTATCTGTTTTCTTTTTGTACCTTTTCTATTCGGGTCATCGTATTCAAAACCCTTTGTTAATATTTTGTTTAGCAAATATTTATAAAACTCATCTACCATTTTTTGTATTTCTTTCTTTTTTTATAGTTACTCGTTACTTCCTTGAAAATCTCCTCATTCCATTCGTAAGCCTTTACAGAACCCAAGATAAGCTCCTTTACTTGGCTTCGGTATTCCTTATCCAGCCTCGTGACATAAGAGCCTGTTTCCTCCAAGAATTTCTCTCTTAAATCTTTCACTTTGAGGTATCCCTCTGGAACATGGATTTTACCTCCTTTTGGAGTGTGTATACTGCAATCTTTTAGCTTATATGCCGACTTGTCTATCTGCTCCTTTTTTGCTTTGATTACTTCCTTTTCTCGCTCCCAAGATGGCGAATATCCCATCGGAACAACTTTTACCTTTCGGTTTAATTCCTTTGCCTTTTCAAGGATTTCTTTTTCGCTTAATCCAGCGTGGATTATAGGTTTTTTGGTTTTCTTTACAGCCTCTTTCTTTTTAGGCTCGTATTTTTCAATCAACTCTTGGAATAGTTTCTCATCCCACTCTTGAATTTGGTGTCTTCCATATTTTTGAGGCGTTTTCACTTCCTGATAATCCGCTAAAGCCATTTTGCCTTTTGATGGCTTTAAAATCTTGGAAAACTTATCAAACAACTGGGTGGCGATGATGTAACCTTGTGGAATCTCTCGCTGTTTGTATCCTTTCTTCTTGGCTGCTCTTATTGTGATGTGCTTATCTACCAGCTCATCGAATAGGTTTTTGTCCCATTCTTGAACAGCGTGCCTTCCAATCCTCCTGCTTCTCTTGATTTCTTTGTAATCCCTTACGGCTTCTTCGCTTTTTCGGAAACTCAACTGCTTGTTAAACTCATCGAATAGGAAAGTACTTGTGATGTATCCATCAGGTATTTCAGCTCTTTGTTTTGCTATATCCATATCCCTTTTGCTACTCTTGTTTTTTTATATCTTTTTCTCTGTTCATTTCTCTGCTCCTCATAGGCTTTTATAAGGGCATTTATATCTTTGCTTTTAGCGACCCTTTCAATTACTTTCATTGGGTCTTTTTTGAGTTCTTCCAGTGTCATAATCTTTGTTTTTTAGAATGGAAATCCATCATCCTCTTCTTGGAAGATTTCAGGTGTGGCTTCCATTTTTGGCATTGTGTATTCCTTTGGTTCTTCTTTGGTTATCCAGTTGGAATTATCCCATATCCTTTCTGCGCCATCATTGAGGTCGGTCAGATACCTGCCATTGTTGATGTTATACCAAAAATCCCATTGTCCTGTATCTCCCAGCGTTTTGTTTATCTTGGTCTTGCTGACCAGCACTGTTCCGTGAGAGAGGAATTTGCCGTCATCATCTTGATTTCTTCGGATGGACATACAATAGTCAGGCATGTTCCAAAAGTCGGCAGAGCCTGAAATATCGTAAGGTGTTGGCATCTTGAACTTTCCATCGTTTCCCTTTGGTAGTTTCGTAGGGTGCGCCACCAAGAACAAGAGGCTGTCGGTTTTCTTGGTAAAAGAAATCATCTTCCCAAGTGCTTTCTTGATGTACAGCCTTTCATTATCGCTGTGGTTTGCTCCCTGTTCTATCCTGTTGAAAGGGTCTATCAGAAACGCCTTACATCCTTTGGCTTTGGCTAAATATTCAAACCTTGCTAAAATGTCATCTATGGTCATATCCTCGTGAGGTGCTACCCAGAACACATTTTTGTTGAGGTATTCTTCTCCAATTTCCTTTTCCGTTTCGGAAATCACTCCCTTTTTGTATTCTTTGCCGATGAACTTTGAGAAAACTCTCGCAAAGTGCGATGGCAAAGGCATACTTTCAGGCGTGTAGTAACCAATTCCCCAATGAAACAGTGCATTTAGTTTTGAGTAGATGAAATCCATAAATTCAGACTTTCCGCTTCCTGGTGTTCCAGTCACTACGCCAAACCTCCCTGTCTGCCATCTTATTATTTCATCAAGTCCCTCTACACCAATTCTTAACCCTTGTGGTAGTCCATTTTTAAAGTAAGTGTCCAAATCGGCTTGGAAATCTTCCACGGCATAGACATTGCTTAACTTTAAAAATTTGGCGCTTTCCACAGCCTTACGGACACTTTCTACTCCCTCTGCGACTAACAACTCATTTGCATCTTTAAACTGCTTAAATGATACGCTTTTGCATTTTTCTATTCCAAGTCTGCGCGTAAGGTCGTTTTTGAGTTCCAAACCTTTCATGTCGTTGTCGGTCGCCAAAATGAAAGTTTCCACTTGGTTGAGGTCTTCAAGGCTGTTGTCAAAGTATTCCATTCGCCCAGTAGAGGCTCCATTCGGCACGCTGATGACATTTTCAAATCCTGCTTGGATTAGTGAAAGCGCATCCATTTCGCCCTCTACGATGATGATTTCCTTAAAGGTTTTCAGAGCATCGTAATTGAACCAAATAAGTTCTGCTCCTGAATGCAGTTTGAAATTCTTCTGCCCATCCCTATACTTCACATTGACCAGTTCGCTGTTTCGGAAGTAGGGAAACACGATGCAGTTGGCTTTTTTCTCAATCTGTGGCATCCATTCCTCTTTTTCGCCAATCTTCATTCGCAGCAGTGTTTTTTGCGATATTCCTCGCTTTTCAAACCACTTTACCAGTTTTTCGGAAAGTTTGGTGTAGTTTTCCCACTTTACCTCTGGCTTGGTGTAGATTTTCTTTTCAAAGGGAACATGCTTTACAAATCTCGCCTCGCAGTGGTTGCAGTAGCCGACTTCTTTTTCTGCGTTGTAGGAGAAACACTTGATGTTCTTTTTTCGCCTGTTTTTTGAGCATTCAGGACAGACCGAATAGTTTTCTGCATTCCTGTTGATTTCAATCTCGTAGATGTGATTTGTCGCCAGCGACATTATCATTTCTGTCATAATCCTGCGGTTTTAAAACATCGTTATTCTCGTTCCATCTCGTGCTATATGCCCTCCTGACTGCTTGGTTTCTTTCTGCTTACTCCCACTATTACCATTGAAATCGTTTCTTGACCAAGTGCTTAACCTCCCTGCTGTACTCCAAGTTTTCTGCAACTGAAACTTCATCTTTCCTTTTTCGTTCGGCTCTGTCCAGTAGATGAAGAAATCTTTAAGCATCTCCTTGCTGTATTTCTCGGAATGTAATTTCAATTCCTCTTTGAAATCCTGCTCGGTAAATTCCTTGAAAGATTTTTCTTTTTTTATATATTTTTTTTCTTCTTCATTTACATTATCATTTTCATTTACATTTTCATTGGGTTGTTTTTGGTTGTTTTTTGGTTGTTCTTCGGTTGTTTCTTGGTTGTTTTTTGGTTGTTCTTTTTCTTTCTTTGCGTTTTGATTTCCCTTTGGAGCACCTCCTTTTAAACCATTAATGTATTTTTGGTTATTGGCTTCCAATTGTGGTTTTATCAGTTCCATTGCCATACTCACCATTTCGCCACATTCAGCAGTTTCACCTGTTATTCCATACTCTATTATGGCAAGTGCTAACTCGGCTTGAATGTCCCTCTTTTTTATCGCTCTAATGGCTTTTAGGAATGAACTATAAAACACGAAGCTATCTCGTTCCATTTTTTATTGGTTTTAATGTTTTAAAGAACTTCTACTCTGTCTAATTGTTTCTACTTTTCCTCTGTTTTTTACTTATTGTCAATATCTGCTTTTAATTTTCCCAGTGTTTCTTTTAGTTCATCTAATGAAGTGCTGAATTTTTTATAAAGAGCGTCGAATTCATTCATTAATTCAAGTAATTCAGGGTCTTCTTTTAAAATATGTTTAATACGGTTTTCCAATTTACTACCCCAAGGGGTACACTCTTCTGAAAAATGATGACTTTTGTTTTCAAATGCTATAATTTTCATTGTTTTACTTTATTTTTCATTCTAAATCTTTAATGTTACACGGAAAGCGTTTTCCGTTTTCTGTTTCATAAATCACAGCATTTCCACTTACGCTGATGATTTTTACTTTCGTTCCCTTTTTGCTGTAAACTACCTTTTTAAAGACTACATCTTTATTTAGGGTGGCGTATTGTCCTGTTTTCATTAGTCTTTAACAAACTGTCCATCAATCATTTTCCCAGTTCTGCCACTTATAACCTTGTAAGCAGAGTGGAAGCACTCCCAAACTTTAAGGTCAAACCTGTTGGCAATCTGATTGAGCAAGAACAACATCATCTGAACAGCGTGATACTTTTCTACGGAATCGTTAGTGAACTTCTCCAACTGCATAAGTTTATTGCAGTTATCCAAAAGGAAATAAGGGTCTTGCGCTGTTCCTTTTGAGTCCGAAAGCTCTTCGCTACCGTTAGGGAAAAGCGTGATATTCTTCATTTTGGCGTAGATAACAAGTGTTACCACTACATCGCCAATAGCATCTATTATCTCCTCCAAATTGTCGTCTTCTATTGCTGCATGTAATTCTGTGATTTCTTCCAGTGTTTTAAGAAGTTGTTTTATTGGCGTTCCGTGTTCCATTATCCCTTTCTTCTCTGCCCAGCCCTCTACAAGTATTTTTAAATCAACCATTTTAAATTCCTTATTTTTTCTTTATAGTATTCTATTCTGTTTTTTAAAATTTTTCTTCCGTTTTCCGTTTTGCAATTATTATAATCGGCTTCTAAATCGGCTTTTACCGAAGTAAATCCCTTGTATAATTGTCTTTGTTTTACAATTATCTTTTCCATATCAGTGATAACAGAAAACAAGTCTCTTTCAAACTTTCCGTGTATTTCTGAACCTGTTTTCTCTACCAATCCTGAATTTACCAACTCGTTTATTCTATTGCTCACTTGGTTTAAATTCCAGCCCAAAACATCGGCTATATCATAAATTGATGAGTTAGGGTTTTCCGCAATAGCCTTATAAACTTCTCTTCTCCTGTCAGGTAGTTTTACCTGAATCTCTGCAAATGCTTTTGTGGATGTTATAGACATAATTTGTTAATTTAGAATGGCAAGTCTCCTTCTTCTTCAAATCCGTTCTTGTCTTCTGCTGGCGCTGGTTTAGTGTCTTGATTTGCCTTGTCTAATCTCCAGCCTGTGATAGAATTAAAATACTTCACTTGTCCATCAGGGCTTGTCCATTCCCTGCCTCTGATGTTGATTCCTATCTTTACCTTGTCGCCTTCTTTTATTTGGTCTAAAAGCATTGTTTTATCTTGCAGAAACTCTATGCTGATAGGCTGTGGATATTGTTCATCCGTAAGCAATACCAATTCTTTTTTTTGAAAACCACCTGCAAAGGTTTCTGTTTTCCCAATTCTTCTGATTGTTCCTTGTAATTCCATGTTAGTATCCTATTTTATTTAATCTTAAATTTTCCTTTTCGTAACTCAACAGACTTCGCAGGGCATCTATCTGATGAGTGCAGGATTTGTTAATCCTCTCTATCCAGTCTACCAAGTACTGCTCTTCATCTGCGATTGACTTTACCAGTGCATTTTGTGCTGTGGCAGATAGGAACTGCTGTTTTGCTATGTTTACTATCGTTTCGCCAATCGCTGATGTGGTCTTCTGATTGTAGAGCTTTTTGGCTTGGGCTAACATTTCGCCACTCCTTGCCATATAGACTGATATATTTTTAATCCTCTCTACAATCTCCTCTGGATTATCTGAGCAGTGTATTTCAAGGTATTCCTGTATCTTCTGCGCTTCTGCTCTTAATTCTTCTTTCATTGTTTTCTCTTGTTTGCCCTTATAAAGGTTTTTTCCCTGTAATAAGCAGGAGCGAGGAGTATTTCGCCTGTTTCTTTATCTATTTCTGGTTTTATTCCCTGCAACCACCTTCGCCTTGCTTCTATCTTTTTGTCTAATTCCTCTTTTTCTTTCTCCATTTGGAATAATTCCATATCTCCTGTGTTGGAATAATCCCAAGTCTTTCTTCTGCCTATTTCAAATCTTAAATCATTAAATCCAACTCCCTCTGCTCCGTATTTTTCTATCTCTTTTTCAAAATAGGCTTTCAGTTCCTTGTCTTCGCTGATGGTTTCAAATGTTTTTTCAATGAGCTTCTTTTGGTATAGGAACTTTCTAAAATCATAGTCTCCGTTTAGGATTTGGTCTTTTACCTGCTCTGCGAAACTTTTCACTTGGTCGCTGGTGGAAGGCATCAACTCAATTACTGATATAGGTGTCATATTATGTTATGTTTAGTGTTGCTAATTCTTTTTCTGTCTCTTTGGATACTTTGTATTTCTTTCTGATTTGCGCCAATGTTAAGACTGAACCATTTTCTACTGCGTTTACCAGCCCTTCCCACTCTGTTGAGCCTACATTTAGCCACTTTTCAGGCGTGTTTTGTGGTGTAGGCTGTGTGGCTGGAAGTGGTGTTTGAGCCGTTATTTGTTCGCCCTGCGCATCAGTGTCTTTGTCGGTTACCAGCCCAAGAATAGAGGATAAGGCATATCTTCTAAAATAAGTAATCGCAGAGCCTAACACTTGGAATTTGTTCATACCACCTAATTCAACATTTTGTGGTATTTCTGCCACGCTTTCCAATGTTTCGAATGTTTCTAAATGATATACTATTGTTCTGATAGAATTGCCTTCTAATAACTGCGTAAACCCAAGTCCGTGTTTTTTTAATAGTGGGTTTATCACTTCAAAGATTTTAGGTAAACTGGCATAAGTATAATTGTTTTTAAAGCCTTGTGTGTCCTTGTGTATCACAGGAACTTCTTGTTGAAATTCTGAAATCGCTTTGAGTATGTTCTTTTTATTTTCCATTTTGTTTATTTTTTTTATTAAAAACCACCGCCGAAAAAATTAAAATGTGCAACAAGAAAGGTTTATTAGTATGGCTTGGCGGTGGTTATGTTGTTTTACTTTTTTAAAAAACAGCCCAGCGTTGCTCGTGTTTTCCAGTTTTCGGACAACTGGGCTGTGTTACCCTGCATTTGTTTGTTTTCTTGGTAGATTACTCGCATCAGGGCTTGTGCTGTCTGTTACCAGATTTCTAACATTTTTTTATTGTGTTAAATTCAGACAGCGCTTGTTCTTTATCTTGTTGTGAATCGTTCTTTTATCTTCTCGAACTGCTTGGCTGTTGGTCTGAAACTCTCGCCTCTGTGTTCTCTGTAAACTTTGTTAAGAAACTTCAAGAAGGCTGTCATTTCTTTGTAATTTGTTTTCATCAGTTTTCATTAGGTTTTTATAATATCTTTCAACTCGGTCTCTTGCACTTACAGCAAAACAGAAGTCTTTCGTGTATCTTCTTGGCAGTGGGAAAACTCCATCTTCTGCCATGTTTTGCTTCATTATTTCTATTTTCTTTGTGAAGCCTTTATATAGTTCTACTGCTTTTATTGCTTTTTGCAGCCTTTCTAATTCTTTATTTGCGTTCATCTTATTATCTTTTAAAAAACCACCGCCCTGTTTAAGTTAATTTATGAGTACAATGAAAAAAGTTGTGGGCGGTGGAAAAATCAAACTATCTATTAATGAAAACTGTATTCTAATTCTTCTTCTTTTTTGCTTTCTATGAAGTCTTCAATAAACTTTGAGTGCTTCCCAAGTGGTGAGATTTCTTCGCCATCTCTTGTCAAAACCCACTCGCATTTATTTTTGCTTACTTTTTCTTCTACGCACCATTGTCTGCCCAGCCCATCGAAGAATAATTGAAACCACTCAAACTCGCTGTTATCGTAGTTTTCAAACCCTTGGATTTCTATCATTTCCCAAGCTACTCTGTATAAATCACAACCTCTTGTTGTTTTTTCTGCTTTTTTTTGTAAATTTGCCATCGTTAATTGTTTTAAAGTTGTTCTCATAATTGATAATAATTTTAAGTTAATGTTGCTCTCAGTTGCCGCTGGGGGCTTTTTTATTTTTTTAATAGTTCTAATGCTTTGTTTTTGTCTATGATTAGTTTTTTGCCATTCTGAATAATTGCTTCATCTATTATCCCAGAGTTTTTTACCTGTTGTGCCTTTGTTTTTCCGCAATCCAGAAGTTTCGCTAAGCCATCTAAACCATACACAAGTTCTTTTTTGCTGTAATCTTCTCTGATAGGGGCGCTGTCCTTTACAATTCCGAATAGTTCTAAAAACTCTCTCCCTGTCATCATTAGAATTTGTTTATCTAAAATTTGGCTATTCATCTTGTTCAAAAATTTGGTCTTTTGTTAATCCTGTGTGTTTTTTTATAGATTTCAAAGCCCATTTTTCTAACAAGTGAGGACTTTCGTAAATCCAGTTTCTAATTGTGAAAGGTGACTTCTTGCAGTCTATTCCTATCTTACTTACTTTTTTTATTAAAATTTCTGATATTCCTGCTTTTAGTTTCATTTTTTTTATAAATTTGTAGTTGTGAAATCGGTGATGATTTTTATCACTCATTTTTGATATTGCAAATAT